GGTAAATTTGTAGCAGCCCAGCCGATGAGGGTCTGGTACTCCCCCTCGCCCCCAACAACGCCGTGAACCTTAGCCACCTGAGCAACAGCTCGGGCTTCCTGCCCCGCGATGTAGTCGTCCACCATCGTTTTCGGGATGCCCGCCTTGGCTAAAGTAGCGAGGCTAGCTTCGCTCAGCTCGCCCTTCTCCGCGTACTCTGCGGTGAGCGCGTCGAGATTCACCCCGGCGGCTTCTGCGGCCCCTTCCGGGATCGCCGCGGGAGTCGTACCTGGTTTCGGTGCGACGGCTGCGGGCTTCTCAGGCGTCCTGGGTGCCCCCAGCTTTTTCTCAAGCTCCTTGTACGCTCTCTCAAGCTCCTGCGGAGTCTTGTACTTGCCCGCGAGGAGTGTTTCCTGTGGTGTCTCTGACGGTAAAACTACTGCGGACGCTTCGGCTGCTGCGGCGGCGGCAACTGCTGCGGTCCCCGCTGTGTCTTCGGGCATGTGTCACCTTTTCTTTCTATGTATTTCGGTATTTCTACCGTGGGAAGGTTAGGCTCCGGGGGGAGCCATCCCTCCTTGATTTCCTGCATTGGATTTCTCCATCATACCTTTCGTGAATTGAGCGGCTGCGCCGGACTTGACGCCGTCCGACATTAGCTGCGCTTGCGTTTGTGTCTGCTGAGCGGCCTGTCGAGCCGCTTGTACTTCCTGTTCCGGCTTCACAAGGCCCTTCGGGTCCACTCCGGTCCCGTTCGCCACCCGCGTGATGTAATCGCTCACGTTCATGTACTCAGCCAGCACGTCCGGCCCGAGCAACTGGATCTCATTCATGAAAGCGTTGAGCTTCACGAGGTCGTGCGACCGGCCGAGGGCTTCGAGGCCCGTGGTGATAATGAGCTTCACCTTATCTTCCGGCAGAAGGGGGAGGCGCTGCGCCTTCTCCATCTGGAGCTTGATGACCGTGACAATCGGGAGCTGAAGCTCCTTGCTCAAGACGCTGTACACGCCACCGAGGGCGTCTTCCAGCTCCTTCGCCATATACCGGATCTCTTCCGCCGTCACCCGCTCACCCTGCCGTTGAACACTGGAGTTCAGGAGGAAGCAAGCGGACAGGCGGGTCTCCAGGCCCTTTGCGGTCTCCAGCGCGACCCGGAAGTCCGCAAACTTATCGAGGTGGAGAAAGGTAACGTCCGTAGCCATGCCCTCGATCACGTCGAGGTTCGCGGCATTAGCAATCTTCTTGATCCGTGTGGTGCTGTTGGGGTTGACCAGGATCAGCAGCTTCGCAGCCGCCGCACTGCCCTCAATGATCGCCTGATTGAGACGCTCCAGCGCGTTAAGATCCCCTAGATACTCTTCCACCAGCCCACGCCCGTAATCCTCGCCAGCTAGAGCACTCCAGCGAAGCGGGATGTAGGGGCATTTGTCCAGAGGATACGTCCCGGTCGAGGAGGGAATCAGAATTTCCTTCACTTCCTGGGACACTTCCCACTCATCACTTTTGAACGAGCGCACGATGCGGGTGTAAAGATCGAGTGGCTTAGAGTCCGGGTTTTCGCCTTCCTTCGGGTCGTCCAGCTTCACGGCGTTCCGAACTTCTTCAGGGAGCGCCAGGTAATGAATCGTCTCTTTTGTCACGATCTCCAGCACGTTCCCCATCGGATCGCGTTTGACGCAATACTGATCGAGGCGGTACACACGGAGCCCCATGGTTTCGTGGAGAAAGATGAGAGAGTTCCCGGTGACGATCAGGTGCTTGCACGCTTCAAATACGCCCACGCGAAGAGTGCGGTTTTCGATCTCATCCAGGATAAGCTGCTCCATCCGGGCCATTCCCGCTTCTGCTATGGTCTTGGCGCTGGCGTCCTGACTCAAATTAGCCACGATCAAGTCGTCCAGCTTGAGCCGGAAGAAGGCTTGATTCGGGGGGAACAGTGCGAGTATCAGCTTACTGGAAAGGTTGTTGACCCCACGAGCACCCAAAGATTGCCACGGGGTAGTGAAGGCGGTGTTGCCGGTTGACCCTTCGGGGGGGAGCAGTTGCGGGATGGTGAGCTTCGCGCACTCTCTAGCCCTGCTAAGGATCTGGCTACGATCACCGTCGAGCTTCGCCCAACGGCCTTTGATGCTAACTTTTACCGCGTCAGCCATTTACGCGCCCACCTTCGGAATGCCGAGCCCAGCGGCGGCACTTGGGACCAATGGGATCTGCAACGCGGCCACTCCCAACTTTCTCCGCTTACCGCGCACCTGGGCCTCATCAGTCGCACCAATTTCGATGGGATTGATGGGCGGTGCCGGGGGCGGGGGAGGGGGAGGTGCAGATGGAGCTTTCGGCACCAAGCACATAGGCATATCTCCTGTTTTATTGTTTGATTACATGGCCGGGAGGAGCTTCCTCCAGGTCCGCGATGATCTGCTTGACGAGTTCGACGGTCTTTCTCTGACCTGCGTACACCCAGATCACTCGATCCGACCAGTCGATCTCAGGTGCCCGGAGAGGAATCCTTTCTTCCAACACACGCAGTACGTCCTTTGCTAATATCATATCTTCTCCTAGAGTGTGGGTTAAGTCGAATCGTTACGGGTACTTAGCGGCTCCAGGTGCCACTGAAGCGCCTTTGCTATGGCGTCGGCACACGAGAGCACCCGACCAGGCCCGTATCCGGCCGGAGCATGGCAGGAGATCCCCACCAAATGCTTAATAATATCAGGTACTTCTAGCCCACCGCGCAGCGCCAGCGACACCATGCGCCCAAGCGCCTCGCATTGTGCCGCCGCGCAGCCACCGGACTTTCCGAGGGAGACAAACACCTCAAAGAGCTTTCCTTCCCGCAGGTTGAGGGTGACATAGAGGCTCCCGCAACCAGTAGTAATCTTTCTCGTTACTCCATATGCCGCCTCAGGGCGCTCCTCGATCATGCGGAGCACACGAGGCCGCACGCCCCACAGAAATACTTCATCTTGCCCTCCACCCGGCACCAGTCCATCCGACTGCCGCAGCTGCAAGGGATCGTGCGCTTGCGCCCGGTGTCCTGCGTGTCTTTCGTGTGGCCCATCTTAGCGGGCTTCTTCTTATCTCCGGCCATACCTCGCCTCCATTCGCTTCAGAAAGGCATAACGACGCTGTACTGCATAGAAATCCACAAAACCGCGGGTGTTGAAGTAGGCATAGGCCAGCTTCAGTCGCTTGAAGGGGTCCAAAGTTTGATCTCCTCTGTTACAAAATTGTATTCGCCGTGCCTCAGAATCCTAGCCACCCTCGCTTGCTGGAGGGCGTCAGCCTCGGTCAGTCCCGACGCGGCATAAGCATCAACGATGGCCCCCCAGAGATTTTCTGGGCGGGCTAGAAGTATCTTGGCCGCCTTCACCTTGCCGATACCGGGAATGCCGGTATAACCATCGCCCGGATCGCCTGTGAGGATCTGCATGTAAAAACTCCAGTCGGCGTCTTCCTTCGTAACGACGAACTTTTTGCCCGTGTTCCAGTTGTAGTGAGCGCCGGGGATCTGCTGCATGTCTTTGTCGATGGAGCAGATGCGGTACACCCCTTTGTTTGCGGTGCTGATGATGCCCATGAGATCGTCGCCTTCCAGCGCGTCCTGCTCCAGACAGAGATAGTTTTCGCGGAGGAAGTCCTTTATGTCGCCCTCGGCAGAACGGAATAGCGGAAGTTCCGGGAGCCGGAGAACACAACCGACATATCGGTGGCCTTCAGGTCTTCCACGAGCCCGTCCAGGAAGCACCTAGCGTCACTGGTGGCTTCCTCCACGGAGGCCACTCCCTCGGAAGGAAGCCCTGTCCCGTCCCAATCCACCTTGATTTGATTTGCTAGACCGAAGCGGTGAACCACAATATCCCCGTCTACGAGTAGATGCTTGGGCTTAGCCACGGTAGGTCTCTCTGATGTTTTCGTACACGTCGCCGCCCTCGATGGTTAGGTCACACCCCCGGAGGCCGTGGCTGTCCAGCAGATGCTGCACCAGCGAATCCGTATCAGGGAACGCAAAGGCGGCGGCCCAACAATGTGCGCAGCGATAACTACTGGAGTGCAGCTGTTTGTAGCCCGCCAGCTCCATCAGGTAACTGTCAGTTCCACTTTTTAGGGTCATTTGGAGCCTCCTCTTTACCGCTCACGATGGCCTCCGGGCCGAGCTTCTTGATTTTGCTCGTCTCGTATATTTCCTCCCAACGCTTTCGGGCCGCAGCCACGCCTTCACTCTGCTGCTTGTCGTCCAGCACGTCCTCAGAGTCCTGTCCGAACCAGCGGGATTGATCCTGGTCCTCCCACTTGTTGATAACCTCCAGTGCATTCGCCTCCTGCCGGAAAGCGTCGGGGTCCAGGATGATGCAGATGCGAGCAACCAGCTGCTTGAAGAAGTTCTTGACGCCTTTCGATGCGCCCTCCTCACGGGAGGCCCGGAAGGTTTCTCCCAGCGCCCACGCCGCGTCCGCGCCCGCGCCATACATCTTTACGAAGAGGTCTTGGTTGCGGGCATCTCCGGCAAACACTGCAACAGACTCATAGAACCGGGTCGGCCCTGGAGTTTCCCCGTCGTACTCGGTGATGAGCGCGGTCTGGCTATTTTCGTCCACTTCGATAATGATCTTATGGGCCATTATTATTTTCCCTCGCACGGGCTGGTGAAGTGCGGGCAGTCGAGGCACCCTCTTTCCTCGCAGTCGTCTTGACGAAGCTCGGCCAATTTGAAGGCGGAAATCGGACGAGCGCAGTTCTCGGGGGACCAGTCATCCTCGTCCCGGTCCACCACGAACTCGTACCCGCGGACCGGGGTGGTCTCGTCCAGGTGCAGACGATTCAGGCCCTCGATGTATTCCAGCTGCTCCTGGGGGGCAGGAGAGACCCAATCCGCCCACGCCATAGGTCGGAAGTCCTCGCAGGGATTGCTAGGAAGCTCCTCATCGTGCGCCTCGATAGGCGGGCCAAGCGCGTCTGTGGGCGACATCCTGACGTGAGGAAAGTCCTTCAAGCTCTGAGGCAGGAAGCCCCACTTGATCCGCTGCGCGGTCTCTATGTAGCACGCTATGTTCCAGAGCGCGGCCAGGTCGTGCCGCTCGTCGGTGTAGCCCATGGCCAGCTTCGCCAGGTGGCGCATCGCGGAGTCAAAGAAGACCTTCAGCGGAATGCCCTTGCGCCAGTTGTTATCGTCGTACTTCTCCGCGCCCGCTTCGTAGTGCTTAGCAAGCTCCATCAGAGACCAGTAGGGGAGCAGGTCGAAGCGGCCTTTACCCCCTCCCATGTCACGTCGAGCGCCGGTGTCGAACTCCCGCCGTTCGCCGCTGTCCTTTACGTCGTATTTCGACATCGTATTCCTCCTTCGTTATTTGTTTGTATCGGGTTGCCGCAGCACCGTGTGACTGGTGGCCGTCGTAAGCACCGAGGCGTGTCCAATAGGTGACTAGTGGGTGTCGGCCCAAGTTCTTCCTACTTTGTATTCGCCAGCCATCGGGCACCGCATCTTGAGCAGGAATCCAGCCTGAGCTATGGCTTCCGTCGCACACCGCCCGACCCTATCGGCGTACTTTTCATCACACTCGATCTGCCACTCGTCGTGGATATTAGCAACGAACTCGTAATGCTCGCCGGGGGCGAAGTCGTAGACAATCTGTAACTCCCTATCCAGGAGCACCATTGCCTTCTTCATCACAAGAGCACCGGCCCCCTGAATCAAGGTGTTGAGCGCGGAGTGCTGGGACCGGACCTTCATAGGGGCACCATCCAGGGAGCGAAGGGTACCCTTTTCCCTAGCCACTCGTTCAACCGCAGCTTTGAGCTTCGCCAGCGCGGGGAGCTTCGCCAGGAATGCGGCCTTCATCGCCTTCCCAGCCGCCGCACCCTTCCCCATGATGGAGCCGAGCTTGGCATCGCCAGCGCCGTAGAGGAAGGCGTAGATGAACGTCTTGGCAAAGTCCCTTCCATACCCGGTCTTCCCGCCCAGGGTGTACTTCTCTTTCGGCTTCAGGCCGATTGCGAAGCAGGTCAGGGAGTGAACGTCTGTTTCGTTTTCCTTGTTCCCCTGGACGACCGTATCGACGTAATCGCCGCCGTCATGCGCGGCCATATAATGAGCGAGACAGCGCAGCTCCAGGCCACTAGCGTCAGCACCAACAAGAACTC